CGTATATTGTGCATCCAACGCAACGGATGTTGCTGGGATCGCCAATACTGAAACTCAACTTCTTTCTGAATAATTGGCCACATGAATTCAAAATGAGATGGGTGCATGTAATACCATCCAATTAACACCACCCAAAGCCACCACGCATTAAAATACACCGATATCATAAACGCGGCTAGAAGAACAATTGTCCTCTTGCGATCACTTTCAGGTAAATGCATCAACATCTGAAAAGTCGCCAATTTCACCTCACACATCGTCCCAGAAGGATGGTTGGATTGAGACAAATGACAATACGGACAAACGGGTCCTACAACGTCCAACAACGTTAATGTCTTCGTCTGTTGAGCAATATGATATTTAAACTCCTCTGCCATCAACTTGCAAAATTCCACTTTTGACGTAATTGTCGCTTTGCGAGCAAACGGTTTCGTCAAATATGGATTATTCGCCATATAGCGAGTATCATCTCTCTTATCCACCTTAAATATCCAATAATCATTTGTGTGGTCAACACCTGTCATCTGTTTATCGAGTGCTATCGCACGTTGAAGCTCTTCACCTTCTTTGAGAGCTCCTTGCGCAGTACCAAAAGGCTTTCGCACCTCGATAGTGACGTAATAGTTGAACCGACGCCAAAAAGCACGCGGCTCCAAAGTGTATCCCTGCAATCTCCCAAATTCATAATTTGAAGAATACGTCGCCGCAAGAAAATTGGCAAATTTCTTCCCTTTTTCCGTTACATCCGCTTGTTCCATCTCCGTTGCTTTCACATTAATGAGATCCATGACATGCTTGACGTGATGTCTAGCTCCAGCCACTGGTTTGGCTAAACTGGCATCAATATCGTCAAACATACAGTACCATTGGTCATGATACCCATCATAAAAGTTCGAATCGGCAACAAGTGTATATCGTGATTCAGGACCCTTTGGAAGGTCAAGAATGTTGGCAAATGCGTCATGCAAAATGACCTGGAAAGTACTTTTTGAACTCCCCGGGCAACCATACATATAGACAGAAAACGGCTGTTTTCTAAGTTGTCCATTAACGATTGCATTAGCAAGTTTAAAACTTTCACTTCTCATTCGAGACACCAACTCACGTATCGTAATACACTGGGTTACAGACCCAGCTTCTTGAAAACGTTTAAGATGATCCGCTGATTCTTCAATCAACATATCCATCATTTCTCCACGTTCCGTCGGAGTCAAGGGCGATACAATCCGTGCAGGAATTTTCCCTTCATTTTTCCTTTTCTGGAAGATATCCATCACCTTATCACGACCGCGATCGAGATGAATACTCTCATCCTCTAAGAGACAATACGCACAGTCCACCCAATCCTCCGGAGTTTTATTGGAAAATAATATCGTCCAGTCGCGCTGCCGAATGGCTTGAGCTAACGATGTCAAAACAGTCTTAAACAACAAGACAAACTTTTTGACCACCGAATCAATACCAATCTTTGGTGCAAGCAACTTTTCAATTCTTTCCTTCCATTTGAATGCGGTTTCAGCATCGCCTAAAACTCCAAGAGACGCCATCGAAGCAAACACAGAAAAACATGACATGAAATCCCACACACAAGCAATAAGTTGGGACGATTTCATGACAGTAGCAAAGTCTGTAAAGAAAAGAGTAGTCTTTAAAAAACTCTCTTCTATCTTTGCAATTCCCTGATTCGCCGAATCAACGGCAGCTCTCTCGGTTGTCTTCAATTGACGAGAAACATGAGATGAAAATTGATTCCAATCCTCTGTTACTTTCTCCGATATAAAGTCAAACGGATTCCCGGATTCTTCATCATTTGAATCAGAGCCATGTCCTTGAAATCGCGCACGAATAAACTCCCCATCAGGAAGATGTTCGGCACAATACGACACAATAAGAGTATATAGTTTCTTAATCAGATACGCCATATGTTTTGCGACCCATCCGATCTTTGGTAGAAGATCGTGATTATTCATTAAAAAACCCATTATCGTAAGTAAATTAGAGAATGTAGGATTTTGCCACAATGATTGGATCGCCAAGAAAATATTGATACTCCCTTTCTTGATACTTTCCAACTGATGCTCACCGACCATCTCCACCATCTCATCCATAGAAGGAAAAAGATTATGCAAAGTATCAGTAATATCGACCGTAATTGGAATAGCATCCCACGCTTTAAACGTGACTTTGTTCCTCGGAGGAGGAACAGGAGCAGGAACATCTTCCGCCACCGGAGCAGATTGTACCTGGCCTTGAAAGAAAGCACGTGGTAGACGGGCTCCTTTCGTGAGGTCATAAAATCGAGCACGAAGACGATCAACTTCTTTCGAAGATCCATTCTGACGAATAAGATCCCATTGACGATAAATTTGATTCATCTCAGCGTGCTTCCTAACATCCGGAACACACGAAATGATGAAACTAAGTTCCTCGTATCCAGTAAATGGACCGAGAGTAGTCATCATAGCAGTATCTGCCGGAAGATAGTTTCCAACCTCAAGTCTCGGAGGCGCATAGCCGTGCCAAGACATATTTTGTTTCCAAATATGAGCATTAGCAATCATCGCCTTAATCTCTTTGCGATGAGCTGTAACCCAAACTTTAGAACCAGGACGCAACAACGTCTCTGCCGACCCCGTCAAAATAGCACGGTCAGTCTTTTTCGAAATCTGTGATTGAGCCGTAGTATATTCTTTCGCTAATCGTGCTTCTACAAGGTACTTCATCACAAGCAAGTCATGATCACCTTTAGAACGCGCAACCTGAATAGAATCCTTTCGTTGCAATTTTGAGTGTTTCGAAGCTAAACGCGCAATTTCCTTCTCAATAGAACGAAAATCGCCTTTAGACTTACGCTCATTCTTTTTCTGTTCAAGAGCGTCATGAACAATTCGACGAGATTCCTTCTCAGAAACATCTTCACTCTCAAAAACAAAACCAATCGGTTCCGTTTCTTCAGTAATTTCTATTTCGGGTTCAAGAACTTCAAGGCCAGACTTCGCAACATCAACATACTTAGTATCCTCAAATTCATCGACACCGGGAATCCAATCTTCAACAATTGGAAAAGCCTCTTTGCGAGATAATTTTGGAACTTCAACTTTAAGAGGTTCCTGATCATACTTACGAGCCATTACTTCTTGTTGCAAACGAGTCTTTCGAAGAACTCGTTGTGAAGCTTTGGTATCCGCAGAAGCATTTTTCCCGAGCTTCATCAATGCTCGACTTGCCTTCTCTTCATCTCTGGACAAACGAGCGCCTAAACGACCACTATCGTAAAGACCACTCTTTCCATAAGAACGGAAAGTCACTCCGGTTACAGGAGCTTTCGGCGGGAGATAGTAAACTTTCTCCCGAAACGGTACTTCGGTCCATCCGGGACCAAATTCGTCATCCTCGAGGTCGTCATCCTTTCCGAGATTCGAAACTTTGTTCGAATTTTGCCTCTTGTGTAAAGGGTTTGACATGTGGAATAAATTCCGGTGAATATTTTCCTATAAAATATACAAACTTAGATAATTTCTTACAAAAATTAACAAAATCCTCGCTCATGCGAGATAAAATCATTAACAAAATGAAAATTTACAATATAAAAGTAGCATATCTCTTTTATCCTTGTCGTCTGGTTAAGACATTTAAAATAAACAAATCGAAAACATTTTCTTGTGCATATCAGTAGCACGTACAAGATCCAAAAG